AACATCGCTACGTTCTTTTGCGGGAGCTTTAGTTTGCATCATCTTTTCGTAGCGCTCTAATTCTTTAGATAGATCTCCACCGCTTCTATATGACGCAATACCGCCCTCCGCGTATACCTTGGGTTTGTATTGATAATTTCCGGGATCAGCATACCTGCCTTTAAAATTAGGCGACAATTTATACTTGGATAAGGGGCCGCTGTATTCCTCGGGCTCTTCTTTTTTTTCTTTTCCACCCAGAAGTTGCATTGCATTCGCACCCATAGAAGCAGCGGAGAATGGGCTGTCTTTTACGAATTTAAGCGCTTTATTGAATCCCGCTTCTATTCCGGTTGGTGCTGGGTTTGCTGTAGCTGTTGCCGCAGGGGAAGGTACTGACTGCGCTAAATTATAATTTCCAACTTGATTTCCCAGCGAGTATTGACTTGGTTGTGCAGTATTTAAAGGAGCATTTACGCCCTGCATTATTCCGGAGTTGAGTCCGTAATCAACAGACGGAGGGGTAAGAGGAGCCGGTGGAGCTGGGTTCGCCGCTAATAACTCGTGAGCTTGGAAATTAGAATCTCCAAGACGCATCGCCTCATTTGTTAGTTGAGAAGCATCATAATTTGATACTTGGCCTAAATCTACGACAGGAGAAGAGCCGCCTTGCGGATACGCTTGAAGCGGAGTTGTCCCCGGCGTAATTCCCGGGTTAACTGAAGCTGTAGAAGCTTCCAAATATGCTCGTTGTGCTGGAGACATAACTTCAGAAACATTTGGAAGTCCTTGTTGCGCAATCTGTGCTTGTTGCTGAGCCATCTGAGCCGAGTTAACGCCTTCTATTCCTTTAACAGCGTCAAGACCCGCCGCACTAGTTTCAGCAGTAGGTACAACATTAGACCCAATCTCCATAATCCCCGTTTGCGTAGCGGTGGCGGCTTCGGCAGCGGCGGCGGCTTCGGCGGCAATGGCTTGTTCAGCGGCAAGAGCTTCAGCGGCGGCAACTTGAGCGGCGTGTTGAGCGGCAAGAGCTTCAGCGGCGGCAAGGGCTTCAGCAGCGGCAACGGCTTCAGCGGCGGTGAAGGCTTCAGCGGCGGCAAACGCGGCAAGCATCATAGTCATAGTATTTACTCCTTAATTTTGGGGGACTCTAAGCCCGTCCCACGAAGATTGTGAAGGCAGCAGAGCACAACGTCATCAGTCAATGCTATGAAATGATGTTTTTTGTCAGCCGGAATGGTGATTACAGCAGGTGCTGTGTATTGTCCAAGAATCTTGCCGTCTTGCCAAGCCTCAACTGTTCCACGTGAAACAATGGTAGCGTGGTCGTGTTCATGGACATGCTGAGATATGACAGTATTTGCCTTCTCTAATGTGTACGACCGAATCCAGATATCGTCAACTTCGCTGAACTCCACATAGTCAAGTGGAATTTTCTTGTATTTAAAATTCTCACTAGTAACGTCAATATCCATGGTGTTTGCTCAGGGTGGTTGATCGTATCATGCTGAAAGCGCAGACACAAATGAAAGTGTGGCTACAACGGATTGAGTAGACGGCTTAGTAGGTGTGCCAGAAGCGGCAAGGTGTTGAATAGATACAGCGACATTAGGCACAGACCAATAAATCTCAACGTAGTCATTAGCATTCATGGACAGAAAATAATTCCAGCCAACAATTGAGTGTCCATCCGTGCCTGCGTGTCTATTTGGAATAGATACAAACCCTGTTGACCCCGTAATATCCGTACCATTTTGTTTCAACCAGATATAAACATCTTGAAACGCAGTGTCTGTGTTTTGGAACTGGGCGCTAAACTGTAGGTTGTATATGCCAGCGTTAGTTACAGTAATTTCCGAGTTGTTAATACTTATGCCACTAGCAAAGTCTGTGGTGTTCAGCGTCATCAGCGTAGCTGTATTAACTATCGCTGTTTGGTCTTGATCGCTGGAAAACGCTCCATGCGGAAATGCAACGTATTTACCGCCAGCGTCACTAAACAATTCACCTAGAGAGTTTTGTATTTGATTAAAGTACAAACGCAAAATATTGGTAAATTGGTCTTGATAACGGCGTTCATACTCATCCGTGCCCAACGGTAAGCTGGGTGAAGCTGGAACAATAATGCGGTTCTTGGAAGTCATCAGCGCCTGCCGTCAGGACGGATGTCAATTCTAGGTGCGCCAAGCTGCCAACAAGTGTTAACTTGGTTGGAGCTAATCTTAAATATCATCTGGCGACCGCGCATACGTGTGAATATCTGGCCTGTAAACTCTTCGGTAATAACATACGTACTACCCTTCACGACTGTGCCGTTAGCACTGCTTGTAGTTCCAGAGCCTGAGTTGGTCAGACCGTACAGCGTCATAGTTACCTGTGGGGCAACGGCAGTGGGGCTGTTCTCAGCATTCTCAAAAGTTAAGTCCGGCAGGACGCGCCACACAAAACCAAAGTTATGGCCATCACCAATATCAAACTCAGACGAGCCAATGTAAGCATCAATTGCAACGGCAGTGCCAGTTGTATTGTCATTTAAACCTGTTTCATGGTTTATTAAGTTACCCGTGAGCGTAGCAGTGACGTAGTTTGCTGCAATAGGAACAGTCTGCAAACCAGAATCCAACCACGCTGTACGTGACATAGTGCCGTAGTACCAGATATTTTCAAGATAATTAAAGATAACGTATTTATCTACCACAGAACTATTAGCCGAGCAGTAGAACCACCAGACCTCATTAAAACCTTCGCTTGTTCCTGCAAACACTTGCAGTCCTTGCTCTTGATTAAGGTCACTAAACACATGGCGGCGCAGATCGCATTTAAGCGTTTGCACGCGACCATCGTACATATAGAACTTATCAACGCCCATCCAGTACACAATGCCTGAAGCAATCACAGCCGCGTTAGGGCTCATGATAGAGATGTTGTCGCCAAGAAGTTGCGGAACCCAAACGTAAGGAGGGCCAAGATACTGAAGTGAATATATAGCCGAGTCGGTAAACACCACAATCTCTTGACGAGTTTGTACAATACCTACAATTTCTGAGCCATGAGATATACGAATACTACCCGCTTGGTTTGTAATTGATGGTGTCCAGTTGTAGATATCGTCTTGCGCTGACCAGCGAATTAACATGGGGTCTAGCACAATTGAGCCGTAATCGTTACAACCGAACGTAATTATAAAACGCGAACTGTCGGACGCCGTAAGGTTATTCTGAATTGTAGGCACATCCACGATTAAGGATACTGCGCCTGTGCCTGAACTAGATGTATTGATTACGTTGCCTGAGACATCTACTAAATTAAATGTTAGACCCTCCACTGCAAACACATAGTACGTAGTTGCCGCAGACACGCCAGTTGGCAATGAGCCACCAGAGAATTGAAGCGCAGCACCTTCGTTATAGAGAACAGTTGAAGTGACAACTGTAGGAGAAGCGTTTGTAAAAGATACCGTACCGCCAAGCGTATTAAGTAACACACCACGGGTAGTAACAGTGTTATTTGCGTCCCAATAATAAATAGGGCCAGTACGTGGGCCGTAGACCAAGTCTTGTCCGTAGTTGATTTGGTTCCACAAACGAAGTGCTGACGTAGATGTTCCGCCATTGCCCCATGTTGTACCCGACTCACCCCAACTACCAGCGCCCCAACCTACAAGGGGAGTAGGAATGGCAGGGCCAACACCAATTTGATATGTAGCTACAACAGAAGCACCGCCGCCGGGGGAACCAGAAGCATCCGTTGCGTTTGCCGTAGCTGTTGCTGTAAATGTGTATGTGTTTGCAGTAAGGACTGTTACTTGATACTGCGCATTTAATACCGTAGCCGTAATATTTCCGCCAAGGCCAACAGCGCCACTGAACGTAACAAAATCTCCTGTCAGTGCGCCATGATTTGTATCTGTTACTGTGATTGTGGTAGAGCCATTTGTAGCTACAAACGGGTTGTTGTTGATTGTGGAAGTTGCGCGGATAGGCGTGATGTCGTAGTAAAGACCGCCTTGACTGATGTAAAACTTGAGGTTTGTACCAACGCCAATTAGATTATTGCCGCCAAGCGTTATCCAATTCCATAAAGACCGACATACACCTTGGAACGTAGCGGCAGAAAACGGTTGCCAGCCGCCAATAACTTCCGGACTGCCTTGACGAAAGCGCACCTTGTCGGCTTCGTACCAACCCCCTTCGGTGGTGTATCGTGTGTTTTCTTTGTTGACACCCGGTTTAAATAGGATCTTGGAAAGTGGCATCTTTAACCTACATTACGCTCAAAATGAGGGCAATCCACCAGAGACTTGAAGTTGCCGCCCCAACGGTTCTTGTGGTACAGGGACTCCCAATACGCACCTAGTGGAGCAAGGATTGCCTTGTCCCAAATGATCTTGCCATCACGGAAGAAGTTCAGATCTATGGCGCATCGTTTCAAATGGATGGAATTCATGGTCTTAGACCGTCCCGTCTTGAAGTAAATGGCTTGCTGCTCGGGTGTACGGGCCAGTTCCCCGCCGGTCACCACAAACCCTTGGTCTGTAGCATATTGGATTAGCTTGCACATGTCCAGCAAAAATGCAGCTTGTTCGGTGCTTAAACTCATTTTTTGCCTTTCATATCAGCTAGTTTCTCAATGGTTCTGCCGCCAAAGTAAGCA